GCCAACGCGTCCGCTTCGGGCGTGAACGCAGGCCCGGCGTCCACCTTCCTGACCGGTCCGATGGGCATTGACCCGTCGCAGCTCACGCTCGGCAAGAACACGCTGCTGGGCCAGTGAGGTAACGGATGGCCGATAACGTCACGCGCAATCAATACCTCGCTCGCTGGTCTGCACTTGACAGCGACTTCTCTACGTGGCGTTCGCGGTACGAGGACATTTCCCGCAACATCTTGCCGGTGTCCGGCCGCTTCTTCTCGGGCGAGCGCAACCGCGGCGACAAGACGTTCAACAAAATTTACGACTCGACCGGCACGCAGGCGTTGAAGACGCTGTCGGCGGGCCTCATGGCCGGCATGACGAGCCCGGCCCGCCCCTGGTTCCGGCTGTCCACGTCCGACCCTGCGCTCACGAAGTTCGCACCGGTCAAGGTGTGGCTGGACGATGTGACGCGCATCCTGCAGGCGATTTTCTCGCGGTCGAACACGTACCGCGCGCTGCATTCCGTGTACGGCGAATTGGGGGCCTACGGCACCGCCGTGTCCATCGTGGCCGAGGACTTCGACACGGTCATCCACCACTACACCCTGACGGCCGGCGAGTACCGCCTGGCCACGAACTACAAGGGTGAGGTGGATTGCATGTATCGCGAGTGCGAGAAGACCGTGGCCGAACTGGTCAAGGAGTTCGGCCGCGAGAACTGCAGCAGCGCGGTGGTGAGCGCATACGACAGTAGCAAGCTCGACACCAAGGTGACCATCATCCACGTCATCGAGCCGCGCGCGGACCGCGACCCGACGAAGCGCGACGCGAAGAACATGCCGTGGCGCTCGGTCTACTTCGAGAAGGCCAGCGACAACACGGACAAGGTGCTGCGCGAGTCGGGCTTCAAGATGTTCCGCGTGCTCGCACCGCGCTGGGAAACCTGGGGCGGCGACACGTACGGCATCAGCCCGAGCATGGAAGCGCTGGGCGACATCCGCCAGTTGCAGCACCAGCAGCTTCGCAAGGCGCAGGGCATCGACAAGATGGTGGACCCGCCGCTCATCCTGCCCACGAGCGCGAAGAACGGCATGCACAACTTCCTGCCCGGGGGCACGTCGTACATCGACATGAACGGGCCGGGCCAGGTGCAGACCGCCTACAACGTCAACCTCAACCTGTCTTACCTGCTCGAAGACATCCGCGACGTGCGCGAGCGCATCAACGGCGTGTTCTACGCGGACCTCTTCAAGATGCTGGCGATGAACGACGCCCAGCGCGGACAGATGACCGCGACCGAGGTGGCCGAGCGGCACGAGGAAAAGCTGCTGATGCTCGGCCCCGTGCTGGAACGTCAGCACAACGAGTTGCTGGACCCGAAGATCGAATTGACCTTCATGCGGGCGCTCGAGGCGGGCATCCTGCCGGCGCCGCCCGAGGAATTGCACGGGCACGAGCTCAACGTGGAATTCGTGTCCATTCTCGCGCAGGCGCAGCGCGCCATCGGCACGAACGGCATCGACCGCTTCGTCATGTCGCTGGGCCAGGTCGCCGCCGTCAAGCCCGACGTGCTGGACAAGTTCGACGCCGACGAGTGGGCCGACACGTACAGCGACATGCTGGGCGTGGACCCGTCGCTCATCGTGGCCAGCGACAAGGTGGCCATCGTGCGCAAGCAGCGTGCGCAGGCGCAGCATGCCGCGCAGCAGGCCGCACTCACCGAGTCGGCAGCGAACAGCGCCAACAAGCTGGCCGGCGCCGACACGGGCGGGCAGAACGCGCTGACCGACGTGATGCACAACCTGACCGGATACACCTGACCTATGGCCACCATCGACAACAACCAAGGCGGCCAGGCCGGCAACGTCACCTACACGTGGCTGCTCGCCAACGGCGACGACGGCAAGCCAGCCAACCACGCCGGCAGCGGCGACCGCACCGTGCAGGTGTTCGGCACCTTCGGCGCGGCCGGTGCGCTCGTTATCGAGGGTTCGCAGAACGGCACGAACTGGAACACGCTGCGCGACGCCTTCGGGCAGAACTTGCAATTTACTGCGGCCGACCTGCGCGCCGTGGCTGAAAGCCCGGTGTACGTGCGTGCACGCGTGGCCAGCGGCGACGGCACCACGTCGCTCACCGCAATCCTGAGCATTCGGAGGTAACACCATGGGTCTGCTCGACCGCTTCTTCAACAAGCCGGCCGCCGATGCGCAATCGCTCGTCGTGCCGCAACGTTCTGGCATTCACCACGCCACGCTGGCCGATGCCGGCCTGCGCTCGGGCATGTGGGTCGCACCGGCAGACAACAGCGAACTCGTGGCCCTTGGAACCGGCATCGTCGGCATCCTGACCGGTTGCACGTCCGAGGGCGTGGCCGAGGTCACGCTCGTCAAGCCGGACGGCACCACGCAGATGGCACTGGGCGATAACGACCAGGCGGTCCCGGCCACGTTGTCGGTGCCCGTCGATTCGCTGCGCCAGGCGTACCTGGACGAGATTCCCGAGCCGCGCCGCGGCAATCCGGCCACGCTGGCGCGGATGGGCTACGTTGAGCGGGGCAGCGCATGACGATCATGGTGCCGAACACGGGCGAGGTCATCGCCCTGTCTTACCTCGTGAACAAGGCCGCGCCCGAGAACCTGGTCTATCGCCTGTTCACGAACAACATCACGCCGGCCGAAACCGACACGGCGGCCACGTACACCGAGGCGTCGGGCGCGGGCTACGCGGCCCTCACGCTGACCGGCGCGAGCTGGTCCGTGTCCGCCGGCAACCCGAGCACGGCCTCGTACGCGCAACAGACGTGGACCTTTACCGGCGCGCTGGGCGCGACCGTCTACGGCTACTACGTGACCCGCGCCACCACGGGCGACCTCGTGCTCGCCGAGACCTTCACGTCGTTCATCCCGAGCGCGAACGGCGACAACATCAAGCTGACCCCGACCATCACCGCAGACTAAGCCATGGCCTACACCGACATCTTCAACGCGGCAAACAACGCAACCTTTCAAGGCCGCTGCTTCGTCGCCATCTGGACGGCCGCACAGGCAATCATCAACGAATCGGCCGACACGCCGGACCACTCGGCTCGCAAAGACTGGGCAACTCGCGTGTTGCAGGACCGCGCGAACATCACCCCGCGCCAGCTCGCCGTGCAGGTGCTTCGCAACCCGACCATCGCGCAATCGCCCGACACGGCCACCGATGGTGACCTGCAATTCCAGGTGAACAGCGTGTTGGCCGACATCATCACCATCGGCTGACATGAGCACCGCGAAGATCAACCAGGGTTCGCGTGCGCAACTGTCGGGTGCGGCTGCAGCGCTCAACAGCGCTGGCGGCGCGACGGCCACGTTCGTTACGCTGGGCACCATCACGCACAACAGCAGCGGCAAGGTGCCGCTAGACTGCGTGGTCGAACTGGCCGTGACGGCGCCGGCAACTGTGGGCGGCGGCAAGATGGTGTGGTTGTACGCACAAGCATCGCTCGACGGCACGAACTTCGGCACCGGGCCGACCTCGGGCACGTCCACCACGGACCTGTCGAACCTGCGACTTGTCGGTGGCCTGCCGCTCAATTCGAACGGCACGCTGCAACGAGACGTGTTCTCGCTGGCGGCAGCACACCGTGGCGGTGTGCTGCCGTTCGCTACGAAGCTCATCGCGTACATCGACGTGGGGGCCGCGCTTCCCGCCTCGGGGCACGATGTCTATACGGCAGACTACACCGGTGACCTAACGTAAGGCCATGCTGCTCGCCTTCCTATCGCGCAACTCGCAGCGGCCCACGCAGGCGCCGCAAATCGACTGGTCGAACCCGATAACGCAGGGTTTAGCGTTCGTGCTCGACCACGGCGCTGCAGCGACGGGTTGGGGGGTAAATGGGCAGAACGTGTACCCGTACACCGGGGCGACGCTTGTGCCCACGCTTCAAGGCATGGCGGCGAAGTCGAATTCGTCCACATCCCGCGCGTATCAGATTGCCGGCAATCACGGCCTTACGACTACCAATTACAGCCTGTTCGCGGTCGCAACAGCGGCTACCGGCGTCACGCAAAGCGCAATCGACGCCGATAACGGTAGCCCGCGCTACTTCCAGTTCCGCATTACCGGGAACAAGGTTGACTTCATCCCGTTCAATACGAGCGCGGCCGTAACCGGCCAGCCCGTGATGGCCACCGCGCTCACTGCTGCCGAACTGGCGCGCGGTTTCACGATGGGCGCCACGGCCAGCCCGACACGGACAGCCGCATTCCAGAACGGGCAGATGGCAACAGCGACACCGTCCAACCTGATCGCGCCCGCGACCGGCTTGCCAATATCTATCGGCGCGCGAGCGACTGGCGCAACCGCATGGACCACGGGCGGCCTGGTCATGGTCGCAGCGTGGAGCCGCACGCTGCGCGACGACGAAATGCAATCGCTCGCGGCAAACCCGTGGCAGTTGTTCGCACCACAGATTCGCCGCACGTGGTTGCAGGCCATAGCCGGCGGCTTCCAGTCGCTCACCGTCACACCCGTGGGCGGCATCACGCTGGCCGGCGCCACGACCACGTTGCGCTCGCGCGTCGCGTCCATCGCGGGCGGCCTCGTCATGGCAGGCAGCGCGCCGGCTTCGTTCGTGCGCTCGCGCATCGTGCAGCCCGTCGGTGGGCTAGCGCTCGCCGGCAGCGCGGCATTCGTGCGCACCTGCACGCGCGTCGTGTCCGGCAGTCTCAAGCTGGGCGGCGCCGCGCTCGTACAGACCGGTGGCGTGCTCGCGGCCGTCGCCAGCTTCCTCAACATCCGCCGTCGGCGCCGCAAATAGGACACGGTCATGCCAGCACCACGACTTTACGACGCCCGCCTGCAGGCGGGTTTTGCCGAGGGCCAGGTCGTCGGCAATCGCGACCCACGCCCCGGGCAGTTCACCGACCTGCGCGCGAAGAAGGCCGCGCGCTTCGACCAGCGCATCGGCGTGGGCGTGAACCACGACACGGCCGCAACCATCACGGCGGACCTGCAGGGCGTGGCCACGTACGTGTTCCGCGGCAAAGCGCTGGCCGGCGCGGGCAAGTACAACCTGTACATGGACGGCACGGCCGTCAACTACCTGGCCGGCAACCTGATGCTGGGCACGACCACCGACGGCATGACGCCGGCCGGCTCGCTCGCCGTCGCCAAGGACTTCGCGCACCGCGGCACGCTTATCGGCTTCTACAACGCGACGCCCGCGACTAAGCCCACCGTCACCGGTTCGCGCGGCGGCAACGCCGCTGTGGCCAATCTGCTCACCGCCCTGGCCGCCCTCGGTCTCATCCTTGACAGCACCACCGCGTAACGGGGGGTGTGCATACCGCGACACGGCACCTTTATCGTGCCGTGCATGAGCAAAGCGTACGACCCTCTCGACATCCACGGACAGCAGCAGGCCAAGGCGCAAGCCGAGCGGCGCGAGCTGCTGGCGCGCGAGAACGAGGCGGCCGACATCAAGCTGCTCATGTCCCACGCGTGGGGCCGTCGGCTGATGTGGCGAATGCTCGAGAAGTCGGGCATGTACCGCACCAGCTTCACCGGCAACAGCGAGACGTTCTTCCGCGAGGGCATGCGCAATTACGGTATCTGGCTTACCGCCGCCATCAATGAGCACTGCCCCGAGCAGTACGCCCTGATGGTGGCCGAGGCCAAGGAAGCCACGAAAGAAAACGAATGACGACCGAGACTCTTGTAACGAGCGGCCAACCTGACAATGCCACCGCCTCGTCGCAGCCAGCACCGGGCGCCACCGACACTACGACGGGGGCGCAACCCGATGCGAACCAGCAGCAACCGAGCACCACTACCGAAGGCCAGCCGCCCGAGGGAACGACGGACCAAGGCAAGCCCGACGGCGACAAGCCCGGCGACAAGCCAGCCGGCGCCCCCGAGCAGTACGAGGATTTCACCGCACCCGAAGGCGTCAAGCTCGACGCCGAGGTAAGCGGCGAGTTCAAGTCGCTGGCCAAGGAACTGAACCTGCCGCAAGAGACCGCGCAAAAGGTCGCCGACCTGGGCGTGAAGCTCGCGCAGAAATGGCAGGCGCAGCAAACCGCGGCGCTCGGTGAAGCCGCCGCGAAGTGGGCGACGGACTCGCAGGCCGACAAGGAGTTCGGCGGCGACAAGCTGCAGGAAAACCTGGCCACGGCCAAGAAGGCGCTGGACACCTTCGGCTCGCCCGAGCTGAAAACGCTGCTGAACGAATCGGGCCTGGGCAACCACCCCGAGGTCATCCGGCTGCTGTTCAAGGCAGGCACGGCAATCAGTGAAGACCGCCTCGTCGCAGGTAAGTCCGGCACCACGCCGGCCGCCACCACGGCGCAGCGGATGTTCCCGAACATGAACCCGTAAAAGGAAATTAAAACATGGCGACTCTCGCAACCGGCCAGTTGACCCTGGCCGACATCACCAAGCGCCTGGGACCGGACGGCAAGGTGGACCCGGTTGTCGAACTGCTGTCCCAGCAGAACGACATCCTGGAAGACATCGTATGGAAGGAGGCCAACCAGCCGACCAGCCACGTGGTCACCGTGCGCACCGGCCTGCCGGCCGTCTACTGGCGCGCGTACAACCAGGGCGTGCCGACCAGCAAATCCACCACCGCACAGGTCACCGAGCCGTGCGCGATGATGGAAGCGCGCTCGCACATCGATGCCAAGCTGCTGCAACTGAACGGCAACAGCGCTGCGTATCGCCTGTCGGAAGAATCCCCGTTCATCGAAGCGATGAATCAGGAAATGACCGGCAAGCTGTTCAACGGCAACGTCGGCAGCGACATGAAGACGTTCTCGGGCCTGGCCACGCGCTACAGCTCGACCGCCGCGGGCAACGGCGGCAACGTCATGTTGGCCGGCGGCAGCGGCTCGGACAACGCGTCCGTGTATCTGGTCGTGTGGGGCGAGCAGACCGTGTTCGGCACCTTCCCGAAGGGCTCGCAGGGCGGCGTGAAGAACCAAGACCTGGGCATCCAGGACGTGCAGGACGCCAACGGCAACTACTACCAGGCGGCGAAGTCCCTGTACCAGTGGGATTGTGGCCTCGTGGTCAAGGACTGGCGTTACGTCGTTCGCATCGCGAACATCGACGTGTCCGACTGGATCGGCGTCACCGGCACGCAAGCGACGACCGCGAACACCAACCTGGTCAAGCTGATGCTGCGCGCCATCGCCCGCATCCCGAACTTCAACATGGGCCGTGCCGCGTTCTACACGAACCGCTCGATTCAAGAAGGTCTGATGATTCAGGCGCTCGAGAAGTCGCAGAACGTGCTGAAAATCGAAGACGCTGCCACGCAGTTCGGCACCTCGATTCGCACGCTCAAGTTCATGGGCATCCCGGTGCGCGGCGTGGACGGCCTGGGCATCGCTGAAACCCTGGTCTCGTAATCGGAAAGGAAACAGCAATCATGATGCTCGACGCATTGAACCAACTGTCGGCCGCGCAAGCGGTCACGACGACCGCGGTGTCCACCAACACCATCGACCTGGGCGTGGCCCGCGACCTCGGCCCCGGCCGCTCGCTGTTCCTGGTGTGGGGCGTGGACGAGACCGTCACCGCCGCTGGCGCCGCGACGGTCACGTTCCAGGCCATCACGTCGGCCGCTGCCGCGCTGACATCGCCGTCCGTCGTGTCGCAGACCGACGCCATCGGCAAGGCCGAACTGACCGCCGGGCGCAAGCTGTTCGCCCAGCGCATCGACCCGGCCATCCTGGCCGCGCAGCCGAACGGCCAGCGCTACCTGGGCGCGCAGTACACGGTCGCCACCGGCCCGCTGACGGCCGGCAAGTTCACGTGCTACGTGACGGACCACCTGCCGCCGGGCTTCGAGTACTACGCCAGCGGCTTCTCGGTTGCGTAAGGGGATGACTGATGCCTAAGTACATCGCAATCCGCGACACCCTGCTGTCGCACGAGAACCGCGTCGTGAAGGCCGGCGAGGTCTTCGAGACCACCTTCCCGAAGTTCAAGGTGGACGGCAAAGAGGTGGACATGAAGCTGTCCGACAACCTCGAGCCGTACAAGGAACCGAAG